GCCAAGGCTAGCGGCGGCGTCGGCGCATCCAATCAGGAACTGTTCTCGCAGCGCGGGGCTTATCTTGCTCCTGCACAGCCATACACCGTTGCCAATTGCCTCACGGCGCGCATGCACAAGGGCATCAACAGCACGTTGGATGAGGACCAGACGCCTGTTATCGCGCACACCCTCAAGGGCGAGGGCTTCGACGCCAGCGAGGACGGCACGGGGCGCGGCACGCCGCTGGTGCCGGTTAGTCTGCAAGAGCGCGTTAAAGGTCGGCCTCCCGTCGAGTGCTCCTTTGCTGATGAGTTTGGAACGCCAGTTTTTATCCCTCTGCAAGAGGTCGGCAAGCGCACGGGCGTCTCGACAGATGACCCCCGCGCCGGGATCGGCATCGGGCAGGACGGAGATCCGATGTTCACCCTGCAGGCTGGAGCGCAGCATGGCGTCGCTGCCTATGGGTTCCAGCCGCGTATCGCCCGCAACGGGCGTGGCGACATGGGTGATCTCGTGAACGCCCTCAATGCGCAGAGCGGCGAGACGGGGAAGGGCGACGCCGCGCCGTGCGTGGCAATCGCGGCCTATGCCTTCCATGAGAACCAGCGCGCCGAAATCACGATGAACGACACCGCCGGAAGCCTCAAGGTCGGCGGCGGCAAGCCGGGGCAGGGATACCCTGCCGTCATGTCGCGGATGGCCGTGCGCCGCCTTACGCCAGTCGAATGTGAAAGACTGCAAGGTTTCCCGGATTCGTACACCATGATCCCGTGGAAGAAGAAGCCCGCCGACCAGTGCCCTGACGGGCCGCGCTACAAGGCGCTGGGCAACAGCATGGCTGTACCGGTGATGCGCTGGATCGGCCGGCGGATTGTGGAGGCGCTGCAATGACCCTAGCCCCATGCCCGATCTGCGGAGCGACCCCAAAGCTGCACCGCGTCAACACCGGCTTCGTCCTGTCCTGCGTCGGGGCGCGGCACACCGTGGCCGTCACCGATGACGGCGGGCATCAGGTGGCGCTGTACCGCGGGAGGAGCGAGGACGAGGTGCGGGGGTTTTGGAACGAGAGTTTTGGGAAGGACGCCATATGAATTTCTACGCCTTCCACATCGGCGACTATGCGGGCGCAACGCGGCACCTGTCCTGGGACGAGGATATGGCCTATCGCCGGATGCTTGACGCCTATTACACCCGCGAGGCTCCGCTGCCCAAGGACAGGAAGGCGCTTTATCGGCTTGTCGGAGCGGCGGACAAGCGCCAGCGCGAGGCCGTCGACTCCGTGCTGACGGAGTTCTTCACCGACACGCCGGACGGATGGCGCAACGTGCGGTGCGAGGAAGAGATCGATGCTACCAATGCCAAAAAGGCGAAGGCCGCGGAATCCGCTCGCAAGAGGTGGGAGGCAGAGCGCGCAATGCAGGACGCGGTTGCCGCGCAAAGCGAACGCAATGCCAACGCTATGCGAACGCATATGCCAACGCACAGCGAAGGCAATGCTCCCACTCCCAATCCCAATCCCAATCCCAATGTTAGAGGTGAGGTGGTAGCGCGCGCGCGCGACCCCGACTCCGCCCTGGTCGCAAGTCTCCGCGAGGCCGCCGGGTGGCAATCCGATCCATCTCCGAATCTCGAAATCACGGGCGAAATCCAGGCGCTGCTCGACAGCGGGGCCGATCTCGAGCTCGACGTCCTGCCAACGATCAGGGCGCTTGCGCCCCAATGCGACGGCCGATCATGGCGCTATTTCGTCAAGCCCATAGCCCGGCAGCGCGACAGCCGCATCGCAGCCGCAACCGTCGTTTCAATGCCCACCACAACCCCGCGAGTGCCCTATGAATCACGTCAGCAAAAGCCTTCCCGTGCCGACACATTCGCAGCAATCCGGCGCCGTATCGACGACATTGCGGTTGCCGAAACCGACGGCGAAGCAGCTCGAGATGGGCACGGCAGCTCTCGAGATATTGCTGAAGGGTCGGCCTGACACCTCGGTCGAAAACCCGAAATATCTTGGCGAAATGGTCGAGTGCCTGGCGTGGCTTTCGCCTCAGGAGATGGATTGGCTTGTCCACCCGAGGACCGGGCTTCAGACCGTTTGCAAGTTTTTGCCAACGCCCGCCGACGTCCACACTTTCGTCCGCGAGGCGCGCGCCCGTAAGGAGCAGTTTGTTCCCGCGCCCACCGCTTATCGGAAGATCGAAGACGATCCGACCGCGCCTTGGAACCAGGAAACCGATAGCGAGCGCAAGCGGCGGGTGGTGAGGCAGTGGCTGGGTTACGATCCCGACGGGCGCGACGGATCCGCCGCGCGAGACCTGACGCCTCCCAGCGCCGAGGATCTTGCAAACCTTCGGCTGAAGACGCGAGCCGCGCCGCCCTCGCCGCAATTGATCGCCAAGCTGGAGGCCGACGGATGGCCGTTCATTCCGCAAAGGGACACGGCATGACCGCGCACCGACCCGTCGGCCCCACGCCGGAGCGGCTGGCCAAGGCCGGCGAAGACGTCGAGGCCTTCACGGCTGGCGAGACCATCCACCACCAAGCGCTGCGCATGCTGGATGGCCACGTGCTCGAACGCTTGGCCAGTCGCGGCGTTATTACGGGCGACCAGTACCAGGCTGGCACCCGGTTCTACGGCGACTGGTACTACTCCGGCCTCGCTGCGTCCGGCGTGATCGATCCGGCTCGCGAGGTGGTCGACGGCGGCCTGATCATGCACGAGTCCGACCTCAAGCTTGCCGCCATGACGTCGTACAAACGCGCCGTCCAAGCAATCGGCCTTATCCACTCAACCGTGATCAGCGACCTCGTCCTGTTCGAGCAATCCGTCGAGGAATGGGGCCGCAAGTGGGGAAACCAGAAGTCGCCGAAGCTGGCCCGCGTCGTGGCACATACCGCGCTGCAGCTGGCCCTCACCGCGCTCGACCACCACTACTACGGCCAGCGGCAGAACCGCCCGCACGTCTCGCATGTGGATGGCTACCGGCCCGAGATCATGCCGGCCGAGGAAGGGGCTTGACATGAGTACCCGAACAAGCGAGATGTATGGCCAGATGGAATGCTTCGCTCAAAAGGCGGGGCGTTTTTGCGTTTAGCCCGCTCAGCACTCGTTGCAGTCTCCTGAAAAATGGGGAAGCGGGACCAGTTTCTGACGGCGGCGTGGAAGGACACGCACCTGCTGGGTTAACCATGCATCCATAGGGCACTGCGGCCGCAGCAGTCGGTATCAAGCCCGGCCCGTCAGAGCGATTATCGAAAGCCAATGCCATGCCGGATCTTGTGCTGTTGCCGTTTGAGCAGTGGATCATCAACCAGACCAGCGCAGGTGAATACCTGATCAGCGCATGGTCTCACTGCGGATATCGCCATTGGGAAATCGTCAGGGCTGGTTAACTATTGCCCGACTATCGCAGCCCTGAAGCCGCCGCCTACCGCGCATGGTACAAGGCCAAGGCCTGGCGCGTCCTACGCCTGCAGCAGCTCCGCGCCGAACCGCTCTGCCGGATGTGCAGGGCCGAGGGCAGGGTGACAGCGGCCAACGTGGTCGACCACATGGTGCCGCATCGAGGTGATCACGGTCTGTTTCATGATCCGAGCAACCTACAGTCGCTTTGCGCCCCGTGCCATAACAGACATGCCCAACGTCGCGATCGGACGGGAAAAGTTACTGCGGTCATTGGTCTGGACGGTTGGCCTAAAGAAGAGAGTTTGATATAAGGCATTGAGAAAAACGGGCCGCAAAAGCGTTGGCGCGCTTAAGCAGCCCTAACCACAAACGAACGGGTGAGGTTCGATCATGGCTGAAGCCTACGATAAACAGATTTATTCGGCGTTCAAGCCGCTTGGCATTCAATGCTCGGCCGCCGATTGTGACCGCAAGCCGAGAGTGAGAGTAAACGGTTTGGTCTGTTGTAGTTTGCACGCACATAGGCAACGCAAATTCGGCTCATATGAGTTACCCGAACGCACGAAAAAACAATTCGTGTGCTCGGTGGCATCATGCAGAAAAGCCGCTCGTAGTGAGCGCGGCACCCTCTGTGATATGCATTACCATCGGCTGCGTCGCACAGGATCCGCAGAAAGTCGTAAATACAAAGAGTGGACCATAACCCAGCATGGATATGTGATGAAGAGCAACAACTCTCATCCCATTGCGTCTAAGTCTGGCTACGTCTACCAGCATCGTGCGGTGCTTTTCGATGCGATTGGCGAAGGATTACACCATTGCCATTGGTGCAATGGCGAAGTGGAATGGCGCGCCAAAGGCAAGCGACAGCTTGTGGTGGACCACCTAGACGGCAACAAGATCAACAATAATCGATTAAACCTCGTGCCGTCCTGTCATAAATGCAACTCTACCAGAGGCCTATTTGAGGCATGGGTTCGCAAACACAAGGACGATCCTTTTCTTGCCGCGCTGTTTAACAAGAGCATCAGCAGTTAGTTGCTTCCTTTACAGGGGGGGGGGTCGAAAAGTCTGGAAGGTTTCGCCTTTTGGACCGGTGGCGGTCAATAAATCTAATGCTAACCCAATTTTCGCTTAAGGAACGATGGCAAAGGCACGAAAGCAGCGAATAGACACGATCAAGGGCGCGGTTGAGGTGATGACCAAATCACAGCAGCCGATTCAGCCGCCGGCATCGGTGCCGCTTGAGGATCGTGACCTGCCGTTCTTCGCCAACGTCATCGCTGAGTTTGCACGGTCGGAGTGGAGTGCTCACCAGCTTGAGCTCGCCGCGATGATGGCGCGGACCATGTCGGACCTTGAGCAGGAACAGCGCAAGATGCGCGATGAGGGCTCGGTTGCCTATTCGGAGAAGGGCACCCCGGTGGTAAACCCTCGCAAGACGGTGATCCAAATGCACGCGGGCACGATCTTCTCGATGCGGCGCAGCCTGTCCCTGCACGCGCGCGCGCAAGCGGGTGATCCTCGTGATGTCGGCAAGCGGCGCGCCCAGGCAAAACAAATTGAGGGCGACAACCCGCTCGACGACGACTTGCTGGCCCGTCCGAACTGAGGCTGACCCATGACGCGCGGTGAGCGCGTGATCGCGTTCATCGAACGCTATTGCATGGTGCCGGAAGGATCAAAGGTGGGGCAACGGCTCAAGCTGTTGCCTTTTCAGAAGCGGTTCATCCTTGAGGTTTACGACAACCCGAACGGCACGTCTAAAGCCTACCTGTCAATCGCGCGAAAGAACGGCAAGACCGGACTGATCGCGGCGCTGGTGCTGGCGCATGTGGTGGGACCCGAGGCCAGGCTCAATTCGCAGATCATCTCTGGCGCCCGCTCGCGGGACCAGGCGGCGCTGGTGTTTAATCTGGCGCAAAAGATGGTCTTGATGAGCCCGGAGTTGTCCAAGATCGCGCGCTGCGTGGAAAGCCGGAAGACCATCCACGGCTTGCCGATGAATGTCGAATACAGGGCGATTTCGGCGGAGGCCGGAACGGCGCACGGGCTGAGCCCGGTGTTGGCCATTCTGGACGAGGTGGGGCAGGTCAAGGGGCCGCATGACAGTTTCGTCGAGGCGATTATCACGTCTCAAGGCGCGTATGATGACGCGCTCCTGTTTGCCATCTCGACACAGGCGGCCACCGATGCCGATTTGTTCTCGACATGGATCGACTACGCCAAGACGTCCGGAGACAAGCGGGTCGTCTGTCACGTCTATGCGGCGCCTGAGGAATGCAGTGTGTTGGATGAGGAGGCCTGGAAGGCGGCCAATCCTGCGCTGGGTGCTTTTCGCTCGCTCAAGGAACTGCAGACCGCGGCGGAGCGGGCATCGAAGGCACCTTCGGAAGAGAACAGTTTCCGTTGGCTGTACCTGAACCAGCGGATCGAGGGCAACGCGCCGTTCGTGTCGCGCGCGCTCTGGAACGGTTGCGGCGGCCCGGTTGCCGAGGAGTTCGGCGCAGCGGACTGCTTTGCCGGCCTCGACCTGTCGTCGGTGAGCGACCTCACGGCGTTCGTGCAGGTGGCGCGCGTTGATGGGGTCTGGCAGGTGCGGCCGAGGTTCTGGCTGCCCGAGAACGGGCTGCGTGAAAAGTCGGAGAAGGACCGGGTTCCCTATTTTGATTGG